CCCGCACCCCCGCCCCCCACCACTCTGAAAGGAACGTACATGGCTACTGAATCCGTAGCAGAGCGGGTTAATCGGCTTGCTGACGGCATCGACCGTCAAGAGCTGGGCATCCTGCTGACCGCCATTGTCGACGCGCTGCAAGCCGTCGGCGCCAAGCTGGACGCGGACTCTGGTGTCGGTGACACCAACTACGCCGCGACCATCGCCACCTTCGTCAAAGACTAAAGGAACCTGAACCATGTCTTACAACATTGAGCAAATCAACAGCGGCTCCGTGTCGCTGACCGCCGCCGGCTTGGCCGAGGGCACCAACGCCAACACCTACAAGACGACCAACACGCTGGCCTACACGGTCAACGGCGTGTTCAAGTCCAAGGGTGCAACGGACAACGTCGCCATGACCGCCGGCGTGGGCACCGTGCCCCCGTCCAGCGCCGCCCTGTACGGCGTGTGGATCGACGGCTCTGGCAACTTCAGCAACACCCGCGGCCCGGTGGTCGAGACCGGCGCTCCTTGCCCGGTGCCCAGCGCTCCTGCCGGTGACGTCGCTCTGGTCGGCCTGATCAAGGTCACGACCAACAGCTCGACCACCTTCACCCCGGGATCCACTGACCTGGGCGCAGCGGGCGTCACCGACGTCTACCTCGACTGCATGGTCATGCCGGGCAGCGCGCAGTAACCATTGCCATCTCCCTGATCCTCCTCAGTGGAGTTTGAGAGGCGCCTTCGGGCGCCTCTCTTTTTGGCAATTCCCTTTTCCCAACCAGACGGAGAGCTTGAGATGGCAAACAAGAAGGACCCCATGCAGGGCATCGAAATCGCTGACGACACGCCTGTTGTCGAGACCGTGGCGGAGTCCAAGGATTTCCGGCAGCTGGCCGCTGACGAGGCGTTCATGAACGAGATGGTCACGGTGATGGTGCACAGCACCACCGACGAGAACCAGGCTCCGCATGTGATCGTCAACTGCAACGGGATGAACCAGCCGATCGTCCGCGGCTATCCGACCAAGGTGCGACGCAAGTACGTCGAGATCCTGGCGCGGATGAAGGAGACCAAGTACACCCAGCGCACGCCGAACCCGGCCGCGCCGGATCAGTCCGAGCTGGTGCCGCGGCACGGCTTGGCCTACCCCTTTGACTTAGTGTCCGACGACAATCCTCGTGGCCGCGCGTGGCTGCAGAACGTCTTGGCTGAGCCTGCCTGAGCATGAACTTCCTCGCCCTTGTGAACCGCACGTTGGTCGAGTGCGGCGTCTCTGGTGCCAGCACGCCGTTGACCACGCTGACAGGAGTCACGGGCGAGCTGCTGCGCATCAAGCAGTGGGTCAACTCGGCGTGGATAGACATCCAGACCGCGCACGAGGACTGGCAGTGGATGCGTTACCCGGTGCAGTTCAACACGGTGACGCAGCAGCAGACCTACACGCCGACGCAAGCCGGCGTGGGGTCTACGTTTGGCAACTGGAAGCGCGACAGCTTCCGCTGCTCGTCGGTCGGTCAGAACTACGCCGATGAGCAGCTGCTGAACTTCATGGAGTACACCACCTTCCGCAACCTGTACCAGTACAGGAACATGCGGTTCACCTACGCGCGACCGGTGGTGGTGTCGATCCAGCCCAGTGACAAGAGCCTGGCGTTCGGGTCGATCCCCGACCAGCCCTACGTCATCGTGGGCGAGTACTACGTTGCGCCGACTGAGATGTCGGCCAACACCGATGAGCCTGTGCTGCCGTCGCGCTTTCACATGGCCATCGTCTACCGGGCCATGATGTCCTACGGCAGTTTTGAGGCTGCGCCCGAGGTTTACTCGCGCGGCGAGCTGGAGTTCAAGCGGTTGATGAACCGGCTGGAGATCGACCAGATCACCACGCCTGTCAGCGGTCCGCCGTTGGCGTGAGGTAAGGCATGCCAACGCCTAAGATGCCGCCGGTTCAGTACGACTTGATCCGCCTCGGTGGAGGCTTGGATCAGGTCACGCCGACGTTGACTCTGCCGCCAGGCTTCGCGCGCAAGGCCGCCAACTTCGAGTGCAACGTCAGCGGCGGCTACACCCGCATCGCAGGCTACGAGCGCTTCGATGGCCGGACCAGCCCGTCAGCGGCCCTCTACAACATTCTGATCTGCACCTTCACCGGCGTCGTCGCGGTCGGCAACACGGTCACCGGCATGACGTCTGCGGCCACCGGCAAGGTGATCGCCGTGACCGACACGACGGTCGTGGTCACGCGCCAGGTGGGCGACTTCGTTGTGAGCGAGGGCCTGTCGGTCTCTGCCGTGCAGAGGGCCACCGTAACGGGAATTCAAGGCGTCAGTGCCGACGGCCTGACCGACGCGCAGTACCGCAACCTGGCGGCCGACGAGTACCGCTCCAGCATCCAAGCGGTGCCCGGGTCCGGCAAGGTCCTGGGCGTGGCCATCTACAAGGGCGACGTCTACGCTTGGCGCAACGCGATCGGCGGCGCCAGCGCGGCCATGTTCAAGGCTACGACCAGCGGCTGGACTGCGGTGACGCTGGGCAAGGAGCTCGTCTTCACCAACGGCGTGGTCGACATCCCCGAGGGCTCAACGGTCACCGGGCAGTCCAGCGGCGCCACGGGCGTGGTGGCCAGGACGGTGCTGCAGGCCGGCTCTTGGGGCGGCACCACGCTGGCCTCAGGCCGGCTGATCCTGTCCAGCACCACGGGCACCTTCACCACCGGCGAAAACCTGCGCATCGGTGCGACAGTCCACGCACACGCGGGCGGGGCGGCCACGCAGATCACGTTGCTGCCCAACGGGCGGTACGAGACCGTCGTCGGCAACTTCGGCGGCGGCGACGCCAACTTCCGCCTCTACGGGTGCGACGGCGTCAACCGCGCGTTTGAGTTCGACGGCACGGTGTTTGTGCCGATCGCAACCACGATGCCCAGCGACGTTCCTCTGCATGTGGCTGTGCACAAGCAGCACCTGTTCCTGTCGTTTGGCGCGTCGCTGCAGTTCTCCGCCCTCGGGTATCCGTATCAGTGGGACCCCGTACTGGGCGCTGGCGAGATCGCCATGAACGGCCAGATCACGAATCTGATCGTGCTGCCCGGCGACCAGACCAGCGGTGCGTTGGGCGTCTACACCCGGCGCGATACCTCGGTGCTGTACGGCACAAGCGAGGCCAACTTCTCGCTGTCGACGTTCAACACGGGCACGGGTGCGGTGCCCTACACCGCGCGCAACATGGACCAGGCCTACGTCCTGGACGACCGCGGCATCATCAGCTTGGGCACGACGCTGAACTTCGGCAACTTCTTGCCGGCGTCGCTGACCATGAACCTGCGGCCGTACTTGCAGAGCCGGATCAACTTGGCCACGGCCAGCTCGCTGAACCGCAACAAAGGTCAGTACCGGGTGTTCTTCTCTGACGGCACCGGCATCTACATGACGATGATCAACGGCAAGTTGATCGGCTCGATGCCTGTGGAGTTTCTGGACCCCGTGGTGTGCTGCGATGAGGGCGAGGACGCCGACGGCAACGCGGTGTCGTTCTTTGGTTCCGATGACGGGTTCGTCTACGAGCTCGACAAGGGCACCAGCTTTGATGGCGACATCATCTCTGCCAGCGTCAACCTGGTCTACAACTCGATCAAGTCGCCGCGGATTCTGAAGAGATACCGCAAGGCCAGTGTCGAGCTGGCGGGCAACTACTACACCGAGATCCAGTTCGGCTACGACCTTGGTTACCGAAGGGCGGAGATCCCTCAGCCCTTGGACGCGGCATTCCCAAATGACCTCAGGTCAAGCTACTGGGACTCCATGATCTGGGACAACTTTGTGTTTGACGGTTCTGACGTAACGCCGTCGGAGATCGAGATCAGTGGCACGGCAGAGAACATTGCCATCCGCGTGTCTTGCGCGTCGGATCTCTTTGAACCGTTCACGGTGAACACGATCATCATCCATTACACACCGCGTCGAGGACTGCGCTGATGTCGAACTCGTATTACAACCACGGAACCTATCCGACCCCGAACTCGCCGGGTTCGTCGGCTGCGTTGCGCGCGGAACTGCAGTCCATCACCGACGGCTTTGACCTGCTGCCGACTCTGTCTGGCAATGCCAACAAGGTCGCGGTTGTCAATGGAACTGGCACGGCGCTGGTGGCCAGCTCGGCCCTGCAATCGTTGGCCGTCACGAGCTCGACTGTCGACAGCACGGTAATCGGCGGCGCGGCGCCTGCCGCAGGCACGTTCACGTCATTGGCTGCGACCAGCGCCACGGTTGGCGGGGCGAACGTGGTTACGACCACCGGCACGCAGACGCTGACCAACAAGACGTTGACGGCGCCGGTCATCAGCACCATCAGCAACACCGGTACGCTGACGCTGCCCACCAGTACGGACACGTTGGTCGGTCGCGCAACCACCGACACGCTGACCAACAAGACGATCAGCGGATCCAGCAACACGCTCAGCAACATCGCCAATGCGAGCCTGACCAACTCGTCCGTCACCATCGGCTCGACGTCGGTCAGCCTGGGCAGCACGGCCACCACGGTGGCGGGCTTGACGCTGACCAGCCCGGTAATCAGCTCGATCAGCAATACCGGCACGCTGACGCTGCCCACCAGCACGGACACGCTGGTTGGCCGGGCCACGACGGACACGCTGACGAACAAGACCATCAGCGGTTCGAGCAACACCCTGAGCAACATCGCCAACGCCAGCCTGACGAACTCGTCGCTGACAATCGGCAGCACCTCGGTGAGCCTGGGCGGCACTGCGACGACGCTGGCTGGGCTGACCAGCGTGACGTCCACGAGCTTCGTGGGCGCGCTCACCGGCAACGCCAGCACGGTCACCAACGGCGTCTACACGAGCGGGTCCTACGCTGATCCTTCGTGGATCACAAGCCTGGCCGGCAGCAAGGTCTCGGGCAACATCAGCGGCAACGCGGCCAACGTCACCGGCACGGTGGCCGTGACCAACGGGGGCACGGGAGCCACCAGCGCCTCGGGCGCGCGCACGAACCTGCTGCCCTCATTCACCGGCAACGCCGGCAAGGTGCTGGCCGTCAATGCCGGCGCCACGGACGTCGAATACATCGTGGCCGCTGGCACAGGCACCGTCACCAGCGTGGCCGTTTCGGGCGGCACGACGGGCCTGACCACTTCTGGCGGCCCTGTCACGACGGCTGGCACCATCACCCTGGCCGGAACCTTGGCGGTGGCCAACGGTGGCACGGGTCAGACGTCGTACACCGATGGCCAGCTGCTCATCGGCAACAGCACCGGCAACACCCTGGCCAAGTCGACGCTGACCGCGGGCAGTGGCATCTCCATCACCAACGGCGCGGGGTCGATCACCATCGCGTCGACGGCGGGGATGGTGTACCCCAGCGCGGGCGTTGCGGTGTCTACCGGGTCGGCATGGGGGACGTCGCTTACAGCGCCCACCGGCGCGATCGTCGGCACTACCGATACCCAGACGCTGACCAACAAGACGCTGACAACGCCGGTCTTGTCTGCGACCACTTCCAACACTTCTGGCGCGCTTGGCTACGGTTCGGGCGCTCTGTCTTTTGGAACGGGGGCAACCTCGCTCACGGTAGCCACTCGCGAAGAGGCGAACTCGTTCACCGGTGCCAACGTGTTTGGCAACGTCAGCGGGCAGACGTTTCTTGCGTCAACCAACGCCTCGCAAGACGGCGTGGTTGTCAACGGCCGAGCCGGCGGGGCGAGCTCGTACCGCGTCACGATCGCGCCGACGACCTTGTCGGCGTCACGCAGTGTCACGCTGCCTGACGCAGACGGCGTGGTCGTGCTTGCCGCTGCAACGCAGACGCTGACCAACAAGACGCTGACGGCACCGGTCATCAGCTCGATCAGCAACACCGGCACGCTGACTCTGCCGACGAGCACCGACACGCTGGTGGGTCGAGCTACGACGGACACGCTGACGAACAAGACGCTGACCAACCCGGCGCTGGGCAACAGCAACCTGACCGGCATCAAGAACGCGACGTTCAACAGCCAGACCACCATCGCCACGACGAGCGGCAGCATCACGGTGGACTGGACGACGGCCCAGAACCAACTGCAGACCGAGCCTACGGGCACGATCACCTACACCTTCACCGCGCCGCCCGGGCCGTGCCACCTGCAGCTCATCATCAACAGCGACGGCACCAGCACGGCGCAGACGATCAACTGGCCGGGCACGGTGATCCAGTATGGCGCCACTTGGGCCGGGGCGAACAACAAGAAAGCCGTCATCAACTTCTGGTACGACGGCACCAACTACCACATGATCGGCACAAACCAGGTGTAAGACATGGCAGATCGCTATTGGGTCGGCGGCACGGGTAGCTGGAGTGCCACAAACACCGCCAACTGGTCTGCGTCGTCTGGCGGGGCCAGTGGGGCGAGCGTTCCCACGTCCGCCGACAACGTCTTCTTTGACAATGCGTCGGACAGCGGAGCGGATTACACGGTCACGATTACGCATGACCCCGCCGCCAGTTGTGCAAACCTGACCATCAGCTCTCAGGACTTCATCCTCACACTTGCCTCCACAAATGTCAGGCTGAACATACATGGATCTATCAACATAAACCCGGTTGTTTCAGGTAGATATAACGCCACCAATACGCATGAGTGGTCCCTGAATGGGACAGGCGCTCAGACAATAAGCCTGTCTAATGCCGCAAAATTAAGCAACGGGACTCTTGTATTTAACTCAAGCGGCACATACACGCTGTCCACCGGAGTGACTACGGGTGGTTCAGTTACGGTGCAAAACCCGTCGACGCTTGCGCTTGCCGGGTTTACGTTAACCATCGCGTCGGACTTTACGCTTAATTCTGGCGGAACCATCAGCTTCGGCACCGGCGGCGTTATATACAGCACGGCGTCAAACATAACGCACACGTTCAACGGAACCGTAACCGCAGGCACGGGCCACGTCTGGATGAACGGCGCAGGAACCCAGACGCTCAATGGCGGCGGAAAGACTTTCTACCAAGTCACCATGGGCAGCGTAAGCGCAACCAGCTTGGTTGTGAACGGGGCCAACACGTACACGAACCTCATCTTTGCAAGCCCTGCCAATGTTTCCAGGACAGTAACTGTCTCCGCCAATCAGACTGTTACGAGCGCATTGAACTTTGGTGGTGCGTCGCCGACGTCAAACCCCCACGACCGGCGCACGGTCATCAAGTCCAATACCTTCGGAACGCAGCGCACCATTTCGATCGCAACTGCTCAGAACGTCCAGACGCTTGACTTTGAGGACATTGCGATCACTGGGGCGGCTTCGCCCATCAGCGGCAGCAGCCTGTCGAACAGACTGGGCAATTCAGGCATCACTTTCACTGCAGCCAAGACCAGCTACTGGGTGGGCGGCACGGGCAACTGGAGCAGCGACGCTGGCACCAAGTGGGCCGCGTCTAGCGGAGGAGCTGCTGCCGTAACAAACTACCCGCTGGCTCAAGATACCGTCGTCGTCGACAACAGCAGCGGAACCGGCACTATCACGGTCGACACGCTAAATTTCCCGCAGGCAGTAGGGACATTGGACCTGAGTGCAAGAAGCTCAGGTGCTCTTACCTTCTCCGCCGGCAGCTCTGCGTTCTACATATACAAGGATTGGAAACTGAGTTTTGTTATGGCATTTGGCGGCACAAGCTCCGTCCACCTGCTAAATCGCTCTTCTGGAAGCATTGACAGTAACGGAGCATCCGTAGACACCAACGTCACCATCAACGCTATTGGCGGAACTGTTTCCCTGCTTGATGCCTTTTCTCAAACGTCTTCGTATTCTGTTTCACTTACGACGGGCACTCTTGATCTGAACGGAAGCAACTTTACGTGCGGATCATTTTCGGCGGCCGGGTCGTCGTCGAGGACACTGGCTCTTGGATCAAACAATTTGGTTTGCGCAGGTAGCGGCGCAAGCGCATTTTCCGCCAGCGGTTCTGGTTTTTCGGTTACCGGCACAGGCAAGATCAGGATGACGTCTGCGTCGGCCAAGACGTTTGCCGGCAACGGATTGACGTATCCCGAGCTGGAGAACGGCGGCGCCGGATCGCTCACCATCAGCGGCAACAACACGTTCACGACGATCAGCAATTCGGTCCAGCCGACGACGTTCAACTTCACGTCGGGCACCACGCAGACGGTCACCAACTTCAACGTCTCAGGGACTGCGGGAAACCTGGTCACCATCACGGCGACCTCAACCGGCCAGGCCACCTTGTCCAAGGCGTCCGGCACGGTGTCGGTCTCGTACACCAGCATCAGCAAGTCCAACGCCACGGGCGGGGCGACTTGGCGCGCGCTGGCTGCTGACGGAAACGTGAACGGCGGCACCAACACCGGCTGGATCTTCTCCAGCGGCAACGGACTCTTCTTTGGGAGCAACTTCTGATGTACGCACTCATTCAAGCCGGGGCCGTTGTAACGTACCCGTACTCCATCGGCCAGTTCCAGGCCGACAACCCGCATGTGGCGCTGCCGATGTCGCCGACCACGGCGCAGCTCAACGAGGTGGGCATCTACGCCGTCACCCCGGCCAGCCCGCCTGCGGCCTCGGTGGGCCAGGTGGTCGAGGAGACCACGCCGGAGCTGGTGTCTGGGGCGTGGATGCAGGCCTGGGCGGTGCGCGCAGCGACACCCGCCGAGGTGACGCAGCAAGAGCAGGCGCTGCTGGCCGACATCGTGGCCGCCACCCAGGCCCGCTTGGACGCCTTCGCGCGCACGCGCAGCTACGACGACATCAAGAGCGCCAGCGACTACGCCGGCTGCTCGGTGCCCAAGTTCAGCGTCGAGGGCACCTACTGCCGCGACGCCCGGGCCGAGACCTGGGCCAAGCTGTACGACATGCTTGACGAAGTGAACGCCGGCACGCGGCCGATGCCTTCCAGCTTCGCGGATGTTGAGCCAGAATTGCCAGCGCTCGCCTGGCCGACCTGAAAGGTGTTGTGATGTTGGAAGCACTCTTCTCTTTTCTCGGCGGCTCGGTTTTCCGCATGATCTGGGGCGAGGTTTCGGCTTGGTACAACAAGCGGCAGGATCACGCTTTCGAGATTGAGCGCTTGCGGCTGCAGTCCGACCTGGACGCAGCGCAGCACCAGCGCACGCAGGAAATGCTGCGCCTGCAAAGCGAGCTTGGCATCAAGACGGTGGCGGCGCAAGCAGAGGCGGATGTGGCCACAGCCGAAGCCGACGCCTTTGTCAAAGCCATGGAGAACGCTTTCAAGCCCTCAGGCTGGGCCTTCGTGGACATCTGGAACGGAATCATCCGCCCGTCGGCTGCCACCATTGCGCTGACGTTGTGGGTGCTTAAGCTCAACAGCCAGAACTGGATCATGCAGGAGTGGGACATCACTCTGGCGGGGACGGTGTTGGGTTTTTTCTTTGCGGACCGCAGCCTTGGCAAGCGTGGAAGGTAAGGCTGTCGCGGTTGCACGGGACCTATGTCTCGTGTTCGAGGGCATGTACCTCAAGCCGTATCTGTGCCCGGCCAACGTGCCGACCATCGGCGTCGGCTCGACTTTCTACGAGGACGGTACGCGCGTATCGTTGGCTGATCCTGCGATCACTCGCGAGAGAGCGATGGCGCTATTGGAGTGGGAGCTAAACCACTGCCTGCCCAGAGTGCGGCGTTTGTGCCCGGGGCTCAAAGATTGGGGCGAACAGGCCACGGGCGCCATTCTGGATTTCGCCTTCAACTGCGGCGTCGGCGCTTTGCAAGGCAGCACGTTGCGCAAGCGCATCAATGCTGACGACGAGGCAGGAGCCAAGGCCGAGCTGATGCGCTGGACGCGCGGCGGCGGCCGAGTTTTACCAGGACTTGTGAAAAGACGTGCGGCAGAGGTAGCGCTGCTGCCCTGACGCCCCTACAATTTTCTCCGGGAAGGGCTGCCCATCGGGCGGCCCTTTCTAGCTTTTGAGGCCTGAACATGGCAGAAACCAACCCGTTCGACATCAACACCGGAAACGCGAACACGTTCGCCGCTCGTGAGCGCAGCGTTGACCGCGGAACCGAGACCGCTGCGGGCCAGGTAGAGGGCCTGCTGGCCAAGGACAGTCCACTGCTGCAGCGTGCCCGCACGCAGGCCATGCAGGGCATGAACCAGCGCGGACTGGTCAACAGCTCCATGGCTCAGGGCGCTGGCGTAGCCGCGATGATCGACCGCGTCACGCCGCTGGCCCAGCAGGACGCGCAGACCTACGCAAACCAAGCGCTGTCCAACCAGAAGGCTTTCAACGAAGCCGGGATGTTCAGCGCGAGCGAGAAGAACAAGTTCGGCCTGCAGCTGGGCGAGCAGAAGTTCACCCGTGGTGAGAACGAGGCTCAGCGCAAGTTCCAGACTTCAGAGCGCACCGCCGGCCAGGCGTTCACGGCTGAGCAGACGAGGGCGACGCAGAACTTCACGGCTGCGCAAACCGCGCTGGACCGAGCACTGCAGACGTCTTTGGCTGACAAGTCGATTGAGGCGACGCAGGCCCTGGAAACGGCGCGGCAGAACTTCAGCGCTGCGCAGGCTGCTCTTGACCGATCGCAGCAAACCTCGCTGCAGGAGAAGCAGCAGGCGTTCCAATCAACTCAGAACAATCTGGACCGCCAGCAGCAGTTCCAGCTGCAGCAGGCACAGCAGACGTTCCAAGGTTCTCAGGCAGAGCTTGAGCGCGCTCAGCAGATCATGCTGGCCGACAAGAACATCACAGCTCAGAGGGCCCTGGAGCAAGCGCGTCAAGAGTTTCAGCGCGGAGAGTCTGCGCTGGATCGCACTCAGCAGACGGCGCTGCAACAGGCACAACAGACGTTCCAAGCCTCTCAGGGTGAGCTTGATCGCGCTCAACAGCTCATGCTGGCCGACAAGAACATCACGGCTCAACAGGCTCTGGAGAGGGCGCGTCAGGAGTTCCAAGGCACGCAGGCAGAGCTGGATCGCACTCAGCAGACGGCGCTGCAGACGGCACAGCAGACGTTCCAAGGCTCTCAGGCAGAGCTTGACCGCGCTCAGCAGACGGCGCTGCAGACGGCACAGCAGACGTTCCAAGGCTCTCAGGCAGAGCTTGAGCGCGCTCAGCAGATCATGCTGGCCGACAAGAACATCACGGCTCAGCAGGCCCTGGAGAAGGCGCGTCAGGAGTTCCAGAAGGGAGAGTCCCAACTGGATCGCACCCAGCAGACGGCGCTGCAGCAGGCACAGCAGACGTTCCAAGGCTCTCAGGCAGAGCTTGATCGCGCTCAGCAGATCATGCTGGCCGACAAGAACATCACGGCTCAGAAGGCTCTGGAGCAAGCGCGA